AACTTGTCAAGGTCCCACTTCTTTGGGATCATGTTGATGTCAAACTGTGCTATGATGTCTTTACTGCGTGCAAGTGCGAGCTCCATGCGGTACTTGAAGATGTTGTAGTTAAGCTGGTAGGGTATACCTAATGCTACTAGTGAGATGTTTTCTGAGTTTATGTCAGAGTATCTTCTACCGTTTATTGGGAGTTTACACAGCGATGGATTATCCAGTGAGGTACGCTGGTTCGGGATAGGGTTTACGTTTATGTAGTATCTACCATCTATACGTGTGCCCTCCCATACTTCGTTTACCCACTCGTATCTGACCTTTGCCCCTGCAGCTTTGAGCTCTGCTGGCATACGAAACCCCTCTACAACCTCCATCTCTTCCTCCATACCGGTTAGGGGGTCCATGTAAGTCATAAACCCAATACGCTTACGGCTCTTCCAGTATACTGTTATCACCTCTATGGTTCTGTTACGTGATATGTTTGAATCACCCCCAGAAGCTTCTGATCTATACAGCAGGTATGTATCTACAGATGAGTGTCTAGGATTCTCTAACTCTAGTATCTGCTCATCTGTTAGATATTCCCCATAGTGGTCCATGATTGTGGATGCATGAGAGAATCTTCTTACCATGGCCCAGTCCCCATCTTCTACAAACTCTAGATCTGGATCTTTGTCGTAGTCTACATCTAGTGGGTTTATTATGTCATAGAATGGTTCACTCCTGCGTACACCCTTGTGTGAGTATACCTCACCTGCGACTAGATAGTGAAAGAACGCTTTTTGGAACTTATCATACACCTCTTCATTCTGCATGATGTAGTTGAGTGCATTCTGTCCTTGTACTGCCCTTCTATCTACATAGGACATCTCAAACTGATCAGCAACCTTCTTAGGTAAGCCTGTATCTGTCTTATCGTTGCCTTCAAGCTCCTCTGCAAACATCTTGATCATAGCATTCATGACCTTCTTCTTCTTCTCCTCCTCTTTCTTACTTATGGCATCACCATTCTTTACAGTGACGGTGAAGTTGATTGGTCGCTTAGATTTCTCACCTGCTAACAAGTCTATGATAGGCTTGATGATTGGGTAGTTCTTAAGTTTTGATGGGAAGTTCTCTCTTCTCTTACCGTAAGGCTTTAGCACATGCTTGTAGTCACTCTCATCTATTACCCCGTTATAGTAGTCATATAGTGACTTAAGAAAACTTTTTCTTTCAGACAGCCCAAATCTCGAGATATCTATAAATGCTTCTACGCATTGCTCCCTCCACTTCTTGTTCTTCCTAGACAGTGGAAGTCTTTGTTGAGGGATTTGATGATTAGATCCGTACATTATTGCAAAATTACCTATAATTTCTATCGAACCACTCGTCCTGAGACCTGTCTGCTAAAATTTCTACCACCTCTCTATTATATAACTCTCGTGTGTGGTACATCCCCACCATAAATGCCATGACTCGGTCAAAGTTACCTCTGTGATTGAACTTTATAAGTTCCTGTAGTAGAGCGGGGTCGTAGATAGTGTGTAGGTTTAGTTTAGTATTGCCCTCTTCATCTGTATGCCTAGGTGTGATTAACCAATCTCGTATATACAGCTCACCTTGTCTCTTACGTTGCTCCGTCATATGCATACCATACTGGCGTCTTACGTTTCTGGATCTGAGTTCTCTTTTATCCAGCATCTCAAACTCTTCTTGTAGCTTATGTAGCTTGCGATATCTTTTTGCGTAAGCAATGAGCTCTCCACGATCATTCTCGAATCCGATTTTGGCGTTGTAGTACTCAGCGAGCATAAATAGATTGCGGTTGTATTCATCTTGTGTTTGTGGTCTCCCGACATAGCTAGCTACAATTAAGTCATCCGGTTTGGATAGGTTATTAGGTCTTTTGATTACGTATGCAGCACCAAGTGATTCGTTGTTTGTTGATTTAGATTGTGCATACGGGTCATGGCATATAATATACAAATTATGCGGTACCTCCTTCTGATCAGTTAAGTATGGGCTTTGGTATATAACTACGGCCCCTTCTGTATCATCCCCTTTTCTGTGAGGGAACTTGTACACAGGCTTGATCTCAGTACTAGGTCTAAATGATGCCTTCCCATCTTTGTTGTGGTACATTATTCCTGCGGTTCCCTCAGCCTCAAGGCCGTGAGCTTTAATCTTGTTATACTGCTCTTTAAGGCTAGTGACATCAAATAGATTTGCCGTAACCTGTAGTGTCGCTTCCTGCGGCGTGAACGGGTGCTCTGCCGTGTACTGATCGAGGGCTTTCGGGTCATTTGCTCCCTTCTTTTTCTCACGCTGGTCTTCTTCATGTGCTTTTGCTTCTTCTTGTAAAGAGTTACCGTCCTCGTCTATGAACCCATCTAAATTTTGTTGTATGGGTACAAAGTAACCACATTGTGTACCCATTGCACCTGCATCCCATGTATTTTCGAATGCCATGCAGTCGTAGGATTCTGGGTGGTAGAATAGCTCCTCCATACCATCAAACCCTACTCCCTCTTCACCGCCTGTACCAAAGGCTATCATGGTACCCAGTGTCTTAGAGCCCTGTCTCATAGTAGGCATAGCTACCTCCCATGCTTTTAGTAGACCTGAAAATGAACCTGCCTCCTCAAAGAAAATCAGATCACCTGCCTTACCACGGACTTTGTCTGGGTTGTCTTTCAGAGATACCCCAATAATCTGTGACTTCATCCCAAGTTCTACGTCTGCCCCGTTTACATTTTTCTTGTATCCTGACTGCTTGTGCATCTCGCGGTCACGTAGACGTGGCTGTGTCCACGCTGTGTTGTCATCTACAAATGACAAGAAGTCCCATGCCTTGGATAGAAGCCCGTCACCGATCAGGTATTCTTTCTGTGATGCAAATACGTAGTTCTTAGAGTTACGCATTAGGAAGTAGTTCCTGGCCAACATGGCTGCAGCTTTGTACGAGAAACCTTTACGTCTAGCTTTAAGAACAACCAGGTGTTTGTTTGTTTTTCGGGCAGTATCTACCGCAGTGAAGTACGAGTGATCTCCGTCGTAGAAGGCAGGAAATGCTCGCTCCCTTCTTGCGATCTTGGTACCGTCTGCTAGGTAAGAGTCTACTACTCGGTCTATAGGGCAGAAGTTTAGGTAGAAATAGTGGTATCCCGTTAATTCTTCGTATCCTTCTAAACATCTTTTCTTTTGTTCATCCCAGTAGTCATAGTATTCTTTTGTACCAGGTATTGCGTCTGTATAGAACCCAAACTCCAGATAGTGGCTAGCTGCTGGGGAGTACCTGACAGTATTCTTAAACATTACTGCGAATATTTGTTAGTGACTACCCCACCTCTATTAGGGTTGTCTTTCTGCTCATGCTTTTTAACAATTTCTTCTAGCTCCTCAAGTCCTGTAACTACCTTACCCATGTTAGCTAGATTACCTATTAGATCTTTTGCGTGGTAAATAGGTTTACCATTGTCATCTAGAACGTTTAGGTTTATTGTAGCAAAGTATCTCTCTAGTTTAGTTATAGAGCTACGTGCAGATTTAAGCAGCTTTACAGCAGAGGTTTCTGATAGTTCCTTATACTTGTCGATTGCTCCTTTTATTTTAGGTGTGAACTTAACCTTCAGATCTTGACTAATCTTACTAGCTCTGTCTTCTTCGCTGTACACAGCATAGGGGGAACGGTGATCGGTGTAGAAGTATACAGCACCCAGCTCCTGCCCTTTCAAACTCTTGAATTCGTTGATGGTGAGTGCGTACGCGCTTGGAATAACTACGTTGTTACTTACTGTTATCAGATCCCTCATTTCGTTTCTGTAGATATTTAAGTCGTCCTGGCATTACATGAAACTTACCTAAGAATGGTAATCTCACTGATTCAAACTTCCCTCTCTTTATCATATCTGCTGTATACTTAAACTGGTGCATGACTGCTTCTTCTACTTTCTGTAGCGGCATGTCATGTTTTGTTGCCAGCTTTTGTATTATTGTTTTTATCACGTCTATGCTTTTTTGCAGCGGGTCTACCCACCTTAACTTTCTTACCGTCTTTGCCTACGATTACTTGTGGCCATTTTCTTATAGGACAATTTGAGGTAGCCCACTTAGCCTTGTGTTCTACTAGACATCCACACTCTCCGCATCTCATGCTCGATCTCTTTAGAGATGGACACTCGTTACATGTTCTTAATCTGTAGTTGTATTGTTTTTCTGATACGTGAGGGGCACCTGCTTTAGCGTATTTTGCTACATCACTAGCAAAATTCTTTAGCATTTGGCCCATCGACGGTAGTTTCTTCTGTTCGCTCATCGTATATAGTCATTATAAGGAACTCCCCCTTACTGCTTTGCATAATCATAATGACATAGGGATCATACCAATAGTAAGATCGTACTACCTCATCTAATGATCTCAATCGTAACCTTGGCATCTGGTTTTAATAGTTGAGATAGTTTGTATCCTGACTTTCCTTTGACAATAGCACCTTTGTCTTTAAGTCTCTTAACGTAGTTATTAAGTGTATTGGGATCTAATATACCTATCTCCTCAGCAACTTTACGCTTAGATGCTGCTGAACAGAAGCCATCTTCCTGGTTGTCTACAAACTTAGACAGCACTAGAAGCTCTTTATCTGTTAGCTCTAGTATACCATTGAATACCTGTAGAAACCTAAAGGTGCTATCTGCTTTTATCTTTATAGTTCTACTCATTGTTGAATGTGATTTTGGCTCTCCCATTCTCCATGGATATGGCAGAGTTCTTTGATTGTCTATTGAACTCCTCTACTAATGGCTCAATGTTCTGCCTACTGCATACAAAAGAGAGGAATACTTCAAGCTCTTTTGTAGCCTGAAGCACCCTCTCCTGTTGTTTACCTGCTATACTAGAGGATTCTCGGAGTTTATCAAACTCCTTGAGCGGTATTGTTACCGTCCCAGTCATTCTGGGTCTGGGATTATACCGCAGATAGAAAACTCGTTTATCATGATACGTTCTTGCCCATCTATGTTTACTACTAGTCCCTCAGTAGCAGGATGTACCATGACAGTCATTCCCTCTTTTATAGTCTCACAGCTTGGTCCAGCTGCAAGTACTTTGAGAACGTTAGTGCGTAGTGCATTGGCTGCCCCGTCTAAAAGCTCAATACCTCCCTCAGTCTTGTCTCTCCTTTGCATAGGGAGGACGATCCAGTCACGTGTAGGTTTAAAATTCATATTTGCCATGTTGTTTGGTTTATGGCAAATATATAAAAAACTATCTTATATAACCAAATAGGTTATAGTATGTCTGCAAACTTCTCTGAAACCTTAAAGCTTGGACATGCTTTAGATGAATACTCATTGTGACCATGCAAGGTCATATCTCTGTCTGCCACTATACGTAGAGCAAAGATGATCTCTCTCATAGTTGACTCCTGTTCTGGGGTCATAGTATCCTTAGGCTCTCCGTCTTTATCGACTCCGCCTATGTAGCAGATTCCTATGCTGTCTTTGTTATGACCCTTAACATGGGCACCTACTTTGTCTATTGACCTACCTGTCTCTAAAGTGCCATCCAACTTGATACAATAATGGTATCCGATATCTGACCACCCATTTCCATTCACGTGCCAGTCCTTAATAGTAGCTGCGTCAATGTCTCTACCTTCTGGTGTAGCTGAGCAGTGAATGATTATCCTGTTTATATCTCTCATAAGTATACAGTTTTCCCCCTTGCGGTTCGTGTCTAACGTTGGATTTCCACTCGCCGTGTTTAGCCTGCGTGGGGGCATTTCTGTCAGCCTATAGCCTTGTTCCCACCCGAGTTTTATACCAACGCACTTTTTGAAACTACCGGGGACGACGTTTACTGCCTATGTTGACAGCTAATGTAACCCGATGTCTAGGCCCCTTTTTGGTTACCGAGGGCCGGTCACAAAAGTGGTTTCGCTGCAAAGATAGTAAAAATACTTCTACCTGCCTTGCCCCCTGTATTGCTTTTTGTAGTTCTTAGACTCTTTGTGGTTGGAATGCTTAGTCTTTGCATGCACCCCAGGTCGAGATACATTTTGTGCTACGTATAGTGCGTGGTTGGTTTTCTTTGCCATTTTGTAAACTTACGACATGTTTGCTATATTTATCAAATGGCTCGTGACTATAAAAAAGAGTACAAGAGATACCAGAAAGAGAGATCTCCATATAGAGCCCTACTTAATAGGATAAATAGAAGGAAGGGTACTTACGGTAACGGTGATGGTATGGATGTTTCCCATCAAGGTGATGGGGGTACTAAGAGTGAGCCGTCAAGTAAGAATAAAGGTAGACGAGAAAAAAGCCGTAAGCCTGGTAGTAAGAGAAGACCGTTTAAGTTGTGGGACAGAAGAAAAAAATAAGCTGGCAAAAGTCAGTACAGATAAATGCACCAGAGCTATTCAAAGTTATGCGGAGGGTGAGATACCTACATCAAACTATGGATATCCACATTGATCTACCGGATCACCATTGGACTAAACTTCCTCGCTAGTAGCGGGGATTTTTTTTGGGAAAAATTTTTGAGTGCGTGAACCTACTCAATCAAAGACCCCACCTACAATGCGTGATTAGGGGGTACCCCCCTATGTCGATAACATAACACCCATAACATCATGGAACCTCTCACAGCCCAGATGCCTGACACCACCATGTGGTTCATCGGCATCGTCACCATCCTCTTCGTTGCTCACTTCCTTGCTGATGTATACTTCAGCGAAGAAGCAATCAGCCGACGGTTAACAAACAGATTCCGTCGTAAGCTTGAACGTCAACGTAAAGCAAAGCAACCGCTTAGCACAGAGATATAAGAGACGCGCCCTAACGGGCGCTCTCTTCACTATCACACTCTATCCAAGACCCTTTCTACACTACGTGTGTCGTGAGCCTTTGGCTCTAACACTTGTCACTTGGCCTTTGGCTAAGGAACGACTTGTGAGACAGTGATTGTTTATTTCACTGAGCGGGAATGTACGCCCGTGACACACTTTGACTTCAGGGGAACCGGTCGTTGTAGAGCCAATGAGAGCTCCGAAGATGAGATAGCTACATCTTATAGACACGGTTCCCCTTTTCCCTCACTATCACAAAACAGGGTATTGACACTCAATCAATACCCTTTTTTCAAAGTAGTGTACAGGCAAACCTCTCCTGTACACAACATACGCTATGCGTACATTTCTAGCGGTGCTCAAAGAGCGCCACCCCAATGCTGTCTCTGCACAGCCAGTTGTTGGCCCCAATGGGGCCTTTGTTTCTGTTGTCCTTGAGGACAACACAAAACTTACCTTCCCTATCGGGAAGAAAAGCTACACGCTTGGTGAGCCCATCGACCTGAAGAGCATGAACGCTCTGATTGCAGAAGATGGTCAGCTCATCGCTACAGCCAACGTCTACTCTGACGCTGGTGCAGCTGTCAGCTTGTAAGCTTATGGGGAGGGGCAAAGTGCCTCTCCCCTTTCACCTTAAAACCTTAGGTCATGGAATTCAAAGGAAACGCCTATTACGCCCTCAACAACTGGGACGGGGCAACAATCGAGCGTCAAGCACGCGAGATTACAGAGCTTCATTATGAAGCTGGGAAGATGGAGGCAAAGCTCCGTGAGGAGCTCCGGGAAGCACGCTGTCGTATTAGCGACTTGGAGCGAGACCACGACATGCTTGCCGAGCAACTTCGCCGCAGCAACCATGGGGAGGGGAGCTAACGCTCCCTTCTCCACCTCTAGGGCCGTTCCCGAATCAAGCAAGGAGCTTTATGCTCCTGCTTGAAGAGGTAATA